GATTAGATTTACATCCGCATCCCATATGACTTATTTTTTAAACGTTTATTATACATAAATATTTGAATTCTTATTTAAAAAGGAAATACATTTGTAATATTTATTAAAATATGTTAGAGTCAAAAATTAAAAAAGTATTAAGGTCATTAATCACAGAAGAGGATGTGACTGACACACAGGTAATCTTTACACCTGATGAATATGCTGAACTATTACCTTATTTTGGTTGGAGTGGAGTGGCGGTTGCTAACATGAAACAATATCGAGGTAAAGAGATTGTAATTAATGGTAAATTAGATTTATCGCGTAAACCTGTTAAAGACTTAGGTGAGATTACAGTCATGGGAACCGTAGATTTGTCTAACACACAAATTAAATCAATAGACGGTATTACATCAAAAGGTGCTTATATATCAACATGGAATACACCATACCAAAAACAAAAAGACTATCAAGAGTATCTTAAAAAATTAAGAAAACAGGAAGATTTGAGAGAAATGGGTGAATGGGATGATGACGGGACATTAAATGACCAAGGTAAATGTGCAAATGCTCTTTTTAAATATTTGATTTCAACATCGCATGAACCAAAAGAAGAAGGGGATAAAGAAAGATTAGAACAATTGGAAGCTGAGAAAGAAAGAAGGGAACAAATTGAGGTTGAAACTGAAGACGATGAAAATTTGGCAGAACTTGAGAGAATTAATGACGAGATAAATGAAATTGAACAAAGGATAGATGTTTATGATTTAGTTCCTGATGGTAGAAGATATCGATTATACGGGTTCAAAGTCGCAGAACCTGAGGGTCTTTCTAAAATAACATATTATATTGGTGATGAATATGATACGGAGACTACTGCGATTGAAACTACTTTGGAAATGTTTGATAGTGTTGGAGGAGTTGAAAATGCGGTTGCGGAATGGGTTATTAATGATAATATTGATGAAGAAGAATTAAAAGATTATTTCAGGGATGGTGAGTATGATAATGTTAGAGAAAATTTAGAGGATTATTTTGATGAGGATGATTTTGTATATAGTGACCCAAAAGTCCAAGAAAGAATAGATGAGATTACAGAATTATTAGAAGACTCTGAAAGTTTATCACAAGAAGAATATGATGAATTAAACGAAGAATTGGAGAATTTAAAAGATAGTGATAAAGATGTGCCAGAACATTTAATTGACGATAAAGTTGAAAGTTTATTAGATGATTTAGTTGACGACCCAAAAGAATTAATTCGTAGTTATGGGTTAGACATTAGTAATTTTATAGATTTAAACGCGGCGGCTAAACAAGTAGTTAATAGTGATGGATATGGTAGTGTGATAAATTATTACGACGGTACTGAGGATAGTGTTGAATATGATGGGAAAACTTATTATATTTTTGGAATTGAGGAATAATTATGAAATCAAAAAAGAAAATTGATTTTCGAAAAAATACTGAATGGTTATATTCAGAACCCGTTGATTTAGAACACAAACAATACTTACTTTTAGATTTTCTAAAAAAGTGTGATAAGAAAATTGAAAAATTTGAACTTTATCCACTTTATAGTGAGGTGTCATTACAACTGGCGAATATCCATGCAATTAATTCTGAGTTCAAAACTTTATATCACGAAAAGGATTTTAAAAGTGATGATGATGAAATATTGTTATCTGAATTAAAATTCAAACCTGTCCCAATTGAAAAGGAGAATGACTTTGAGGAGTTTAATAAGATATTACAATTTGCGGCTCCAAAGATATTTGAATATTTCAATATTGTTAAATCAGTATCGACACTGGTTTATGATGCAATTTCTGTAACCATTAGAAAAAATGATGAAAAATACCGAAGTGAAAGAGGGTATTTTTATTATGTTGAAGACAATAATGTTTATCTTTGGGAATATTTTATTGAAAATAACTCTGTTTTGAAAATAGATAATAAAGTCATACATAAGTTGGTATCAAAAACAATATCGGATGGGTTCATTCAGAAACTCGATTTATTAGGGGATGATTACCCAATATTTGAGGTTGCAACTCTCACACAATTCCCATTAGACTCCACACTATTACCAATATTTAAGAAGAAAATTTTAAGTCATATTATACACAAAAGTTCACTTTTAAATCAAATTAACTCAGATGTCGTTTAAAAAAAGATTTGTTGGAAAGAAACAAATAGAAGAAATTGGAATTGATATTAACAAGATTTCGTATTATATTTTATCAGATTGTCTTATATTTGAGACTGACGAAATTAGAAACCAATTTAAACTATATGAAGAAACATACCACATCAACAGAAGTTTTGTTATCTAAATTAAGACAGCCTCTTCACATCACTTACATTTGTGAACATATCTTAAAAACAAATACTGAGGATTGTAGAAGTAAACTTAATTCACTAATTAACGATGGATTAGTTAAAGAAAGTGAGTATGGTAAAGATTATTTTGTTGTAAATAAATAAAGTTTGGGTGGAGGCCAAAGTTAATCCATGGTGTAAATTAATCCAAAAGCACGTCACCTGAACTAACCTTTAATAATATGGAAAAAGAGTTATTAGAACATTTGTCAAATGTTCAAAAAAAAGAAATGGTTAATAACCCCGAACATTATGGTGGCGCAACAAACCCATATGAAGCGATTAAGGTAATTGATGCTTGGGATTTAGGATTCTGTTTGGGTAATACTGTGAAGTATATTTCCCGAGCCGGTAAAAAACACAAAGATAAAGAGTTAGAAGATTTGAAAAAGGCTCTTTGGTATTTGCAACATCATATTGAAACATTGGAGAATAAATAAAAAAGATGTGACTTTCTACACACTAATTGATATTTATTAATATGGGTAGTAGAATTGATATTGATGATAATTTAGTTATAGAAAGATATAACGAATTAAAGAATTTAAAAAAAGTTGCTAAAAGTTTTGGGGTTTCCTTGAGACCCATTAAAAGAATATTATCTAAAAATAATATAATTTTAACAAATCGTAGGTTTGATGTTAATCATTCGTATTTTAGTATAATTGATTCTGAAAAAAAAGCTTACTGGTTAGGGTTTTTGTTTGCTGACGGATGTGTGAGACAAACAAAGTCAGGTTCTCAAGTTGTCCTTAAATTGTCAAATAAAGATGAAAATCACTTAATTAAATTCAAAGAAGAGTTAAAATCAGAACATAAGATAGTGTACCATAAAAACAAAACTAAAACAAAAAAAGGTTTTGATTCATATTCTGATAATTGTTTGATAAGAATTAACAGTAATGAATTAGTAAATGATTTAATTAAACAAGGGTGTAAACCAAGAAAAACATTTATTATTGACCGACCTAATATTGATGAGAAATATTTAAAACATTTTATAAGAGGTTATTATGATGGTGACGGTAATTTTTTTTATAGTGAGGACACTAAACTATCAGTAGTTACTATTGTCTGTGCTTCAAAAAAATTTAGAACATTCATTATTGATACAATCTCAAAAATACCAAATATAGGTAAAATACATGAGGATGATAGTAGATATACTATTAAAATAACAAATATTGTTGGAATAGTTAATTTTTTATCTTACATTTATGATGACTCAAAAGTAGAATTAACAAGGAAAAAAGAATATTATGAAAAATATAGAGGATATAGAAGAAGTGTTGAATCAAGTTATTGTGGGAGATTGCGTGGAAGTTATGTCAAAACTTCCTAACAACTCAATTGATTTAGTTATAACATCACCACCATACTCTGTGGGAATTAATTATGATGTTTACGATGACAATACGACTATTAATCAATATTTAGAATTTTCTGAAAAATGGTTAAACGAAACATATAGAATATTAAAAGATGATGGGAGAATATGTGTAAATGTACCATACGAAATCAATTTAAAAGAACGAGGTGGTAGAATTTTTGTTGTTTCTGAAATATGGAATGTTATGAAAAAACTAGGTTACAATTGGTTTGGAATAATTGATTTAGAAGAAGATAGTCCCCATAGGAGCAAAACAACCGCATGGGGTAGTTGGATGAGTCCAAGTCAACCGTATTTGTATAATCCAAAAGAATGTATAATAATTGCTTATAAAAACTCACCTAAAAAGTTGGTGAAAGGTGAACCACAATGGAAAGGTGAACCTACCATAACTGAGGAAGGTAAGACCAAGATGGTTTATCAGGAGGAAGATAAGAAAGATTTTATGGAGTTGGTGTTTGGTCAGTGGAAGTATTTAAATGACTCCCGACCAATGACAAAGGCAACTTTCAGTATGGATATCCCAACCAAAGCAATTAAGATTCTATCATATAAGAATGATATTATTCTTGACCCCTTCAATGGTAGTGGAACAAGTTGTGTTGCGGCGGAAGTTTTGGATAGAAGATGGATTGGTATTGAATTGTCACCAAATTACGCTGAAATTGCAAGACAACGAATACAAAGTTTTGTCGACCAAAAAAGACAACAGAAATTAGAATTTGAAAACGGGGGTCAGTGACCTCCGTTTTTTATTTTATAGTATATTTATTAGTATGGAATATTCAGAAATTGTTTTAGCATTAGTAAAAATACAAGTCCAGTTTAGATTTATGCACTGGCAAACAACATCATTGGCTCAGCATAAGGCTTATGGAAAGATATATGAAACATTAGATGGTTTAATCGATGATTTTGTTGAAGCTTGTATGGGTAAACACGGAAGACCTAAGTTTTCAGGTGGTTATAATATTGATGGAGAAGATTTGGAAGAAATTGAGCTTGGAGAGTTTTTAACACAAGTTGAAGGGTTTTTAATTTCATTTAATGAAGTTTATACCCCACAGGCAGATTCTGATTTATTAAATCTTAGAGACGAAATGTTGGCGGCATTAAATAAGTTGAGATATCTTTTGACACTTAATTAATAAAAAAATTGATATTTTATTTTGAAAAGTTTATCATTATGTGATGAACTTTTTTTTTGGTGTAATATTATTAATTTTTGGTCAAATCTTAACATTTTTCCAAATACAGGGACATTTGAAATATGACTTCTTTAAGAACCACCAGTGGTTTTCTGTCCTGTTAGGTATTCCAATTTCAATTATCTTTATAGTGGGTATTAACTTATTGATTAAATGGTATGGGGGTGCATTATGGCCGAGTCGGATTATTGGGTTTTCTATTGGTACTATTGTTTACGCAGCAATGGCTCACTATATGTTTAATGAACAAGTCACCGCTAAAACAACAATATGTTTATTTTTATCGGTATTGATTATTCTTGTGCAAGTTTTTTGGAAAGAATAATATTTATTGAGTATGAGAAAAATTATTTCAGAAGGTGGAATTAGAAATATCGGAGAATTATCCGACAGATACAAAAAAGCAAAGATTTATTTCCACCAAGATTTAGACGGAGTTACCTCGGCAATTGCCATGAAAAAATACTTGGAAGACAACGGAATTGAAGTTGTTGACACCGAAATCATTCAATACGGAGATAAAGAGTTTGCGGTTAAAAAGGCGGATGCTAATGGTGAAGTAATGCCAGTCTTGGTCGATTTTGCTCATGGTAAACCTATGTTCGTTATTCATACCGACCACCACGATAGACAAGCGGGTGCTGAGGATACAGGAGCAACATCATTTAGACAAGCTCGTTCAAATGTTGAAACTTTATCTCAAATTATTCCATCATCTGAAACATTCACATCAGAAGATGTTGAAACAATCTCTATGGTAGATAGTGCAAATTACGCGTCAAATGATATAACACCTGATATGGTAATGAATTATGTTTATTCATTTGATAAAGATTCATCTGCGAAAAGAAATAGAATGATGTTAGGACTTGTTACTAACAAATTATTATTGGCATTTAAAAACAAAAAAGGGTTTTTAGAGACTCTTGTTATGGAGTGTCAACCATCATTACTTTCAATCTTTAACAAAATAAGAAAGATAATGAAACAAGAAGGTTGGGCGGATATTAGTAAACTTGAAATGAATAAGGCGGGATATGTTTCAAAAATGAAACATTATCCTGAAATAGAAGGAAATATCATAGTTCAATACGGTGGTGGTAATATGATGAATGCTGGTTCTTATGACAGATATACACCATTTAAAAATAATCCTGAGGCTGACTTTTTAGTTATTGCTTGGCCGTTAGGATTATTACAAGCGTCTTGTAACCCATTCAAAAAGGAGAGAGAACTTAAAGGTGTTAATCTTGGGGAAATCGCTCAGGAAGTATTAGGTAAGTGGGAAGGACAATTAAAAGAAAAGATGGTTCCACTATCAACAATTAAGTGGGTTTCTGAAACAGGAGTTGGACCTGAGTCAGTTGGATTTACATTCAAAGACTTTGCAGCAATCTACGGTGAAAAATATTTGGATAAAGAAGGTGGGGCGAAAGAGTTAATGGATATTAAAGATTTAATGTCTAAAAAGACTTCTGAATTGACTGAGGAAGAATGGCAAGTTTTGGATTCAGTTCAGGTTCCTGTATGGGATATTATCCAAGCAAACTCTGGTGGACATAAATGTATTACAAATATTTCGGGATTAAATTATATCGGAAGAAGTAAGAGACCACCACAAGGGAAATACAAATACAATCCTGAATCTGATGATTCACCATACATTAAGTTTTTGAAGATGTTACAAAAGAGATTTGTTAGTGTTCTACAAGAGAAGATTAATCAGTCCCAAAGTTAAATTTAACTGAGTCACCTTCGTTAATATCCAATTCATCACATTTACCACCAGGTAATTCTAAGACATATTTGCCATAACCTTCGTAGTTTTCACAAAAGATATCTTCACACGGAGGACAATCAGGGTGGATATTGTTTATTACCAAATTGTTATCAATGAAGATGATGTCCAAAGGAATGATACAGTTCTTCATCCAAAAAGAATGTTCACCAGTACCCATAAAGAATAACATACCGTCAAATCCGTCAAAATTTTTACCCATCATACCCTCTTCAATCTCTGTTCGGGAATTACATACTTTGACATTAAACTGGTTGTTTTTTATTTTTACTATCATACTTATTTATAAATATAACTTATGAAAGAATCCGCAGGAATTGTAGTTAAAGTTAAGGATAAATGTTTGGTATGTAAAAGGTCTTCTGAAAATTCAGAAGGTGGAAAATGGGCAATACCTATGGGTGGTATTGAAGAAGGTGAAGACCCAAAAGAAGCGGCATACCGTGAGTTCATCGAAGAAATGGGTGTTGATATTGATGGGGATATTGAATTTGTAGGTAAAATAAACAGGTTCAATAAACAGGGTATTCAAAAAAGTATATTACATGTTTTTCTTTATGAAACTAATCAGAGATTAATTCCTGATTTGGAAAATGCCAAAGATGGATTTGAACATAGTGAGTGTGGTTATGCTGGAAGACAAGAAATTGAGGATTTATATATGTCTAACGGTATAAAAGAAATACTTTTGAATTTTTTGTAATATTTATTTGACACTACCAATTTCTTGCCGTAAGTTTGTAAAAGATTTGACACTTATAGGTGATGAAAGATACTCGGTAGTCAAATTAAAAAAAAAGTTCACAAATAACTTGACAAACAGAAATGAATGTCGTAAATTTGTAAAACAAAAACACTAACACTAACACAATGACAACAACAAAAGACGTTACAGGTAAAGAAATTACAGAAGGTGCAAAAGTTATGTTCATCGGAAACAAAAACGGTCAAACAGGACTTTTGTTCGGAACTGTAAAGAAAATTACTGAGAAAATGGTTTTTGTTGATGGTGTTGAGGGTGGAAGACAAATCTCAAAGGAGAATTGTCAACGAATGGTTAGTTTGATTGACTAAACCAATACGTTCTTTGAAAAAATGATTATCCATTCAGTAGTTGATTATGAAACCTTCGGGTTGATTATGAGACATTTAATCTGATAAACGATAATGGGCCGTGTATGGTCCTTAAATAAACTACGAAAGTAGGATAAAGTGGTCTCCCCCGTGTTGAGGAGATTGCGGTTTCGAAAGGAACTCAAGTACACAAGTGGGATATCACCAAACCTTTAGTACCGAGGATGACTTCGTAGGGAAAATGGAAGGGTGACCTGGTAAAGTAGATTATCAGGTTGAGTTCGGAAGAACAACAAGAATAACCCATAGGAACCAAGTAAAAAATGTGATTATCCAATTACACTATTGCGGGTTCCAATACGATAGAGGACTTAAAACCGAAAGGTAAGATAGAGAACGAGTGGTGTCGCTACTATCCCTAAGGATTACCTACCAAGGTATCTTTATGAAGTAATCTTGACATATGGAGGTGGGGACACTTCACGGAGTAGTTTAGTATTCTGTCGCTCAAAAGGAGACGGAGCTTACGGTGGACCACTACTCTGACACATCTACGACACAAAACTAATGGATTTCAAAATTATCCAATAATTAAAAAATACATTAAGGAAAAGTGTCCATCAGGTTTAAGTGAAAGGTCACTACATAGTAATGAGCCGTTCATTGCACAGAAAGACCCCAAGTCCGACTGTAGTTTTACGAAAAACCTTTAATCCCGCAAGGACGAACTGGGGTGGCAACCTCGGAAAGAGTTAAGTAATAAGAGAGTAACTTAAACCTCAAGGAGTGGTAAACCTAAAAGACCGTGACTGAGAAATACTTTTCAAAAGAAAGTGGATACGGAGGGAAACAATAATCCTTCAAAAGGTTCTCAATCAAAGCTGTAATCTCAGGCTTCGTTTATTTGACCTGTCGTTCTGATGGGTTTTTTTATTTAAAGTAGATAATTACTAATATGTCAATACTAGAAAACATAAAAGAGGTTCTTCCATCTTGGGCTGAGGTGAAAGAAAAGGAACTTCCATATAAGATGGAATATGAAATTAAAATCCAACCAACACTAGATGAGGATGAACATTTCGCATTAACAAATGATTTAAAAAAGGCTTGTCAGGGGAAATATATTGAAAGGTATACCAAAGATATTGGAGAACATTTTTTCATTTATACCAAAAAGTAATCAGTTTTAAAATATTTATAGTTAAAACTATAAAATTATGTTATTAAAAATTGGTTCACAAGGAGAAGATGTAAAGAAACTCCAAGCAAAATTAGGATTAACTGCCGATGGTATTTTCGGTAACGGAACTGCTACCAAAGTTAAAGAATGGCAAGCGGCAAACGGATTAACTGCTGACGGTATTGTTGGTGATGGAACTTGGTCAAAGATGTTTGGGGCTACGACTCAACAATCTCAAGTGATAAAAGAAGATGTTGTAATTCCTGTTAGTTCAGAATTTAAATTACAGAATTTGAAGGGACATATTCCTGATGCTGTAATTGCTCAAATTCCTGACACTGCTAAGAAATTTAATATTACTAATCCTTTGAGATTGGCTCATTTCTTGGCTCAGTGTGGTCACGAGTCAGGTGGATTTAAAGCAGTACAGGAGAATTTAAATTATTCTGCTGACGGATTAAAGAAAATCTTCCCAAAGTATTTCCCCGGTAACTTAGCCGAAGGTTACGCTAGAAACCCTGAAAAAATTGCATCAAAAGTTTATGGTGGAAGAATGGGTAATGGTGATGAATCGACAGGCGAAGGGTTTAAATTTCGTGGCAGAGGTTATATTCAATTGACTGGAAAACAAAATTATACTAACTTTGCAAAATTCATCGGTGAAGATACTGTATCTAATCCTGATTTAGTGGCTTCAAAATATCCATTGGCATCTGCGGCATTTTTCTTTGACTCAAACAAACTTTGGTCAATTTGTGATAAAGGTGCTGATGATGCAACTGTAACTGCGGTAACTAAAAGAGTAAATGGGGGGACTATAGGTTTAAGTGAACGAATTAAAGAATTCAAACATTTTTATAAATTACTATCTTAAAGTCCAATCTAAAAGTGTATTGTCGTATATTTATTGTATATGAATTACAGTAAAATATACGACAATTTCATGATTGATAGATTAAGTAAAAAACCTGAAAGGTTAAAACTTAAAAAAAACGGAAGTTATTTTGAAGGTCACCATATTATTCCTAAATATAAAGGTGGGACTGGGAATAGTAACAGACCAAAAAATAATCCAAACATTGTTTTATTAACTGCTAGAGAACATTTCTTAGCTCACTGGATATTATGGAGAATCTATGGTGATAGACAAAGCGCCTTGGCATTTCATAAAATGATGTCAACTAATAAAAATCAAAATAGAGTGATATCATCACGGGGATATGAAGAAGCCAGACTGTCGTTCATAGAAACTAATCTTGGAAACCAATATGGAAAAGGAATTAAAAAAGTTGTAAGTGAAGAGCAAAGATTAAAACAATCTGAAATAATGAGGGGAAGGTATGACGGTGAAAACAATCCATTTTATGGTAAAACGCATAGTCAAGAAACTAAAGAAAAACTTAGAAAAAGTAGGGAGGGTATTTGTGGCGAAATGATATGGAACTATGGTGGGGAAAAATTGGTAATTAAAGACGGTGTAATAATTGATTCATTCAAAACCTCAGAAGAAGTTGCTAAATTTATAGGATGTAGTCATAGTAATGTTAGGCATGTCCTATCTGGAAAACAAAAAACCGCTAAAGGATTTCAAATCAAGCATTCAAATATTTATTAATAATGGAAGATAAAATTAAATATGGAGACATCAAAAAGGTCGGTTTACCTGATGAAATTAATAAAATAATTTTAGGTGAACTCCAAGAGGTATTTCCATATATTAAGGATGTTAAAGTTGATATCGAATCTAAATGGGTTTTACAAAATCCAATTACTCGTAGTTCAGATTGGGAAACAACAAAATCCGTACTCAATATGTATGTTGATAAATCATATGAGGATGAGATTAGAAAAGAACAATCAGAATTATATGATTTAGAGAATGACAAACCTATCCAAGGAAAAGATAGAGAATTGAGAAGGTATATTGATAATTATTATATTCCTTGGTTATGGATTCTAAGATATAATCTAATGCCTGAATTAAAAATAAGTCTATCGAACACTCATCTCTTTTTAGATTTTATTTTTGTATAGACAAAACAAAAACTTTTTAGTAAATTTAAGTTATGAAAGTTAAAATAGGAGTTGTTGAGAAACACTACTATACAGGTGTAAGACAACTAGAAGATATAGATTTGGAAAAATTTCCTTTAATCAAACAATTCATTGAGGTAAATCCCGGTGCTACTGAGGAAGACCTTTTGAAATATTTGAAGAAAATAAAGGACAAAGAGTTCAAAAGGTTCTTAAATGAACTATCGTGGAACGAAATTGAGAAAGAGAATTTTGACAAAACAAAATCTGAATTTATTTTGAAAATTGAGAAATAGTTTTGTATCTTTGTGGTATGAAACAGACAACAATAAACATATACCACGAAAAAATCGGAAATGTATTCTCTCTCAGCAATACTGATGAAGTTCAAACTAAATTGATTTTAAAATTGGTGAATGATGCGATTGAGTACAAAGAAACATTTAAGTACTTCAATGTAACTGACACTTTGGTATACGTTCCATACAACATTCTAAAAGATTGTGTTATCTATACCCAAAACGAAGTGGTGACTTACACTGAACAGGTTTTGGCAAAGGTTAACAAATAATCTTGGTAACACCAAGTGGTGGACCGGCTTATCCAAAGTTGGGCTCAAAAGGGGAGAAATCCCCTTTTTTTATTTTTTACGATATTTATAAAATAAAAACGATGGCAAAGTATAAATTAAGTGAAGCTCAACTATTAAAGATTAAAGAAAATATGAGCCAGGAGGTGGTTAAAGAAGGTAAGGAAGGTAGTTATATGGCTAAACAACAACTTTTCATTATTGCGACTTTGGCTTACGAGATGTGGCAGAATATGGAAGAAGGAACTCAATTAGAGGACTGGATGGAATCTAAAATTGCTCAATCTGAACAATCAATCACTGCGGTTGTTAAATCATTTATGTATGGTGAAATTGAAGATGAGATGAAAGGTATGTCACAACTTAATTTTGATGAAATGGTAATTGGTAAGTAAGATTATGAACATTATAATTTCAGAAGAACAATTAAAAAAAATCAGGAAGTCTTTAAGTGAAAACAAAGACACCAATAAAAATGCGAATAATCAAAAATTAAAAAATAATAGTCAATCATCAAAAAAGAATGGAAATTAATATTGATGAAATAAATGACTTTATTAAAAATCAGACTTTTGAGTTCGATTTTGATACTTCATACGGAGCTATTGCAAAGACTGAATATAAATTTAAAATTGATAAAATTAAACAACTAATCAGCATTGGTGAATGGACTGACCACATTTTTGTTTCAGTTAAAGTTATCAACGGAGAAGGGATGATGAATTTCTATATATCGATAGATGGTGGTAAAGAAATTGTTGGAAGAGAAAAAGTTGCAAATATGTGGTTTTCTTTATCAAAACAAATATCTATGGATATTGAACAATTCTTAAAATTCTTTGGAGTTGAAACAAGTGTTGTTGTTGATAATTTGAAATTCGAACCATCCGAAGATTTCAAACCATTGGTAAAATTATAATAAAAAAGAACGATTAATGAAGATAATAATTAAAGAAGGTCAGTTTAGAAAACTTAATGAGTCTCTCGGAGTTAACGAGGCGGCGATTGAGTACACCAACTTTATATATAATTTTTTAGAACCAAATGTTATCAAGATGATTGCGGTGGGCGAAAAAAACTCTGAGGTATTTGAAATCAAAGACAGAGAGTTAATCGACTTTATAAAAAATGACCCAGTAACATTTGAAGAATTACCAATTGGTGAGATTGAAATTGAATTGTCGTTTATTCCTTTAAATAAAGAATCGATAGGTGGGAAGACATTTATGGTTGATGGAGGGTATTACGATTTATTGGATAAAGAACAGGGGGAGTCGTACATGATGGACTCATCGTTTTTGTTACCCAAGAGTATAATTGAAGATGTTCCAAAAACTGTTCATGCTAAATTAGGATTTGAAATATATACCAGTTTATCATTTGATGAGAGTTTAATCGATGAAATGTTATTTGATTTAAGAGATGCTATAACACACGAAATTAATCATTTATACGAGTCTTATAAGAAATGGGAAAGAACTGGTAAGGGTAGTGTGAACTTGGTTAAGTCTCTAGCCGGAAGAAAGAATATTAACACACCAAGAGTTATTTTTGATGTCTATTCTAAATTTCTAAACTTTCTATATTATTCACAGCCTTGGGAGATTAATGCAAATGTTCAGGAAGCCTTTTCAAAAATCAGTAGAATGAGTTTTGATGAGTTTAAAAAGACTAGCCAATGGAAAATTGCTGATGAGATGGAGAACTATTCCGATGATGAGTTGTTTAAGGAATTAGTTAAAACTGCTGAAAATAAAAACCCTGAAACTGTTGATTATCATATTAGAAATTTACATAAGTTTTATTTGAAACAATATAAAAATTATGATGAGGCTTATAGAGAGGCTGAGGACATCAAAGACAAGGTTTATAAAACCAAAAATTTACTTGGGTTATTTAAGAAATTTGAAAAAAGAATTAATAACGCTGGTAAAAAATTAAAAAGAAACTATTCCAGATTAATGTCGATAGATAAAAACGACTAATAAATAATTTGGATAATTCAAAATAGTTTCGTATCTTTGTGCTCGTTATGAGTAAAAAAGAACAATACCAACAAGTTTACGAGGATGATGAAGCGGTAACCGTTTGGACTTATGATTTGACAAAGTTTAAGAACGGACCAATCTCTGTTGAGATTAAGTATAAACATCCGCCCGAAAAGAAACAAACCAACCGAGAGAAATTCTCCAAAAAGAAATAATATGAAAGTCCTATTCTTAGACCACGATGGAGTTATTTGTTTAAA